CGTTGGGTCTTGGCCCTCTGCGCGGTCTTGTACATATCGTGGAACATATTGAACCCACGGGCTGTGGACTCAAACAAGTAAAGCCGGTCAGGATTGTTCTCGGCTAAGGAAGCCAACAAGGACGCCAGACCCTCCTCGTCACCCCAAGAACTTGTCTCCGTGCCGTGAAGGTAGGTGATGGCCTTGCCACGCCCCAGTGAGCCTTTAGCGCGTAGTCCCGCCACCTGATAGAACAACCGGCTTCTGTTCTTGAGGGACAACTGGTTCCTGTTATGTCCCACCGCCGGAATCTTGAACTCCTTGGGCAACCCGTCCATGTACATGGCCAGGGTCATCCTGAACATATCCCGGTTCTCTTCCGTATCCGTCGTGAGCGTTCCCTGTAAACCCGGATGAGTAAAGTGCCAATACAAGTCCAAGGCTAGGGAAATAGTCGTAATCCCCAACTGCCGACCCTTCAAGATCACAAAGAAGTGCACGTCATCAGCCAATCCTTTTGCAATCTCATCCATCACATATGTCTGAGTGCCCAGAAGATGATCCATCTTCCGCAAACCCTGCTCCTTAGTCTCAATCTTGAGTTCAGAGCAAAAGCTGTAGAACTTGGCTAAATCAAATTTCATTAAGGCTTTTCCAATACCCAGTCCGCTATTGCTCTTGCCACATCTCTTTTACGGGCAACCCTGAGCATCTCTTCCCACACGATAGGCGGGTAATCCCGCTTCCACCTGTCCACCAACTTAATCTTCTGCGACTTCCTAGTGCACAGTAACGCAGCCCTGATCTCTCGCTGCAGCAGCACCCGAGATTCGTAAAGCTGCATCTGAATATCCCGATATGTATCCGTCCCGGGTTGCATCCTCAATCCTGTCCATCAACTGCCTGACCAACACAGACGCTAGAAACAGCCGAGCATCCATCACCTCCAGCTCAGCCCGTAACTCATCCTCCTCCATCCACAACCTGTCCGTATTCATCACAGACCCCCTATTCCACCCTCCATACCCTCAACACCTCACCCTCACTCCTGGCCACAAACTTCTGACCCAAGCGCTTGCCAGCCCTGTAATTCGCATTCAACACCTTGGCCCTGTGCTCCACAGGCACCACAAACGAGTCCCCCACATCCATTTCCCCATACGGGTACGCAAACACCACCCTAGGCTTGGGAAGATCAACACCCTTGCTGACCTCTATCGCAGTTATCGTCATCTCTAACCCTCTACAAGTAACTACATCATACGAACAAAAAAAGGGCTACGCAAGGTAGCCCCAATCGAAGGAGAGATGCCAACTGCGTTGGCACCATAAATGTACTTTTTTTTTGGGGAGGAGAAAGGTTGGGGTCACGCCAAACCCGACCCTCCGACCCATTTGCCTGGACTCTCTTTGGGTTGCTGCAGCTCAACGCAGGGATGGTGACCAGTCCCAAGCCCATGCCGTGCCTACTCGTACACGTGCCCAGCTCCCGCATGGTCATGACAGGGCGACCCGGCCCAGTCCCCAACTTTGTTCGCTAGGCGAACGGTGGGTGACAACCTACCGCCAATGCGTCACTTTGGTGCGTCCCCTTCTATACATAGAGTACACACACCTAATGAACCTATTGTATAGAGTGTAACGTATAGTGTACCTAAGCGCAGGGTCTTTACGAAAGCAGTTGACACTCTCTCATCACTCATCATATCATCATATCACCTAGTCGCCATTGACTAGGCAACTAGTGGAGTCTGTGACAATGCGACTAAACCTATCTTCAACGCCGGAGCTGGCGCGTATCGTTCGGGCTGCTGATAGCAGCTACCGCAAGAGGGAAGCATCCCTGCAGGTGCGTGAGACTGTCTGTCTCTCCGGCACATACTGGGACGGTGGTAGCCGTTCTACCTATACCGCTGTCGACCTTGCGACTCTCCGCAGCTCAGCTGCTGAGCAGTTCGCTCCTGGTGCTTTCGGAGGGCCTGCAGCTGCTCCTGTTGTGCGTATCCCGGAGGGAGTTGCGATTGTTGAGACTGGCGTCTTCTGCGGTAAGACTGCGAACGCCACTGTTTACATCAATCCCGCCAATGCAGCAAAGCTGCTTCCTGCCTAACCCCTACCTTCGGAGTCTGTGACTATGAAAAACCTGCACAACATTGAGAAATCCGCCTTTCGTGAAGGTCAGTATGTAGGCTACGGAGGGGGGCACGTTTGGCGTATCCGCCGTTCCAACAGCTCATACGGCAACTGGTGGGCGCAAAGCACAACCGAGCACAACCGCCAGTTGTGGGCCTGGAGACTGTCTGATTTATCCGACAAGCTCTCCGCACTCAACTACCCTTTAGCTGCCTGATTTCACCCGTCAAGCGCACCTGCGGGTGCGTTTAGGGGTGCAATTTCGCACCATATTCGGAGTCTGTGACCATGAGCGATACAACTTACAACGGCTGGACGAACTACGCAACCTGGAGGGTCAACCTTGAGGTTTTTGACGGGTTCGATCCTCGGGACTATTTCCTGGACGGCAATGATGAGGTAGATACGGCTGAGCTTGCCGACAACCTCAAGCAATGGGCTGATGACGTCATCATCGGCGGCAGTGAGGGCCTGGTGGCCGACTACGCACGGGCTTTCCTGTCTGACGTCAACTGGCACGAGATTGCGCGGCACATGATTGCCGACTATCTTGAAGCCTGATAACCCCCCACCTGTCTGGCCCTTCCCCACCTGGAAGGGTCAACCTTACAAACAACCGCAGCGGGAACCCTTCCAGCCTGAGAAGGCCCCTGCTGCCCCTTTCCTGGAGTCTGTGACATGAAAACCTACCATGTGGCCCTGAAATACACGGCCTGGACAAATATCAACATTGAGGCCGAAAGCCGAGAGGAGGCCGAGCGCCTAGCTTGGCAAGAGCTGGCGTCTGACGGCAGTTATGCGTCCGACTACGGCGACTGGACGCTGGAAAGCATCGACCTTGAAGAACCCCTCAAAACCGTCTAAGAGGCCCCCATGCCCAGTTTCCGCTACCTACCCCCTGAGAATCGCCTACAAACGCGCTGTGAGGCCGCTACGGGCTTTCTGGGCGCATTCCTGCTCGCAATGTCCGTGTTCCTGCCCATCCTGCTGTGGTGGACGGGGGTGCTGCCATGAAGCGGCCCCTATCCCCGCGCGAGCTTCACCAGCTGCAGTGGAGGCCCGTAAGGGTCTACCGCACGCTGCAGGAGGCATGGCCTACTCACTATCCCCAGTGGTGGGAAGCGCCCCAGCGCCAGCGACCAGGGGCGCGCGCATATCTGTGGTTCAGTGCCGGAATGGTGTTCGGGGTGATGTTGGGCCTTTTACTCTGAGCTTGTCCGCAAGCTCTTTGAGCTTTTGCATTGCCTCTTCTCTCACCTTGTTATCCACAGACTCGCTCTGTTCTTGCCCCTTGTTAATTCTTTGTTCTTCTTCTTTGTTTAAGTGCACCTCCTGCACTACTAAATTGTCGTTTCCTGCACTACTGACGTGCACCTGGTGCACTACATGGTGCACCTCCTGCACTACTCCTGTGGATAACTTGTAATGATTCACGTTCTTCTTTTTGTTAGTAGAAGTACGCACAACTGTGATGAGCCTGAGCTTTTCCAACGATTTAATCGCCCCCACAATGCTCCGCAAAGACAGACTACATTCTTGCGCCAGCAGGGCGTTGGAAGGATTGCAAAGGCCCGTTTTGGAGTTGACGTGGCTGGCAAGCTGCAGGAGCACCAGTTTGTCCACAGACGAAGGGATGCGTTGACGCGCAGCCCATGCAAGGCAGATGTAAGACATGACCGACTTTCACCCGACGTTATGAAGCTCCGGCAGGCTAGTCGGTATCGCTTTTCGGTAGGGTAGCTACTCCCCACCTAGCCGGGTTCCCCTTTATGCTATCGCCCCCAACTGAGGATTGCAACCATGATTAACCAACTGGACGAGCGACTGAATGAGCTTAGAAAGCAGTATGAAAACACGCGAGAGCGAGAGTTCTACTTCCGTTTTCTGGAAGCACAGCGGATACGAGAAGTCTTTGTGCATGAGCAGATCAGACGCGAAGAAGGTACTCAACGCAGCACGCGAGGGTCAGAGGATTGACCCCATCACCATCACAGCAGCACTCTGGATAACTGGTGATGTGGACTCTTCCCAAGTTTGAGTGGCCCCAACAGAAGCAAAAGTGCCTGACCTGCACGCACTACCAGGCATTGCCCAAAGGTGCGTGTACGGTAATGCTGTGCCAGGTCAGCACACACAAGGGCTTCAGAGGGATAGGAACTTGCATAGACGAGAGAACTCGCGGCAAGTGTGGCAAAGACGCAAAACTGTGGGAGGCAAAAGATGCTTGACACTTAGCACCTAATCACATAACCTTGTAATTCCTAACCACTAGATGAGAGGTTCTCATGAAGCTGTGCTCAGACTGCCGACACTTTCGGCCCTTCTCCCACACGCAGGAAGATGGTCACTGCAACCATCCTGACCTTGTGTGGATACACCCAGTCAGCGGCACCAAACGCTTTCCCCTGGCCTTCTCCCAGCGTATGAGCGTTGCATCCACTGCGTGCGGTATCTCCGCGCAGCACTGGGACTACAACCCTGGCTCACCTCCTGAGCCTGACAACCAGGAGGATGTGCTGTGAACCTACGAGAAGCTATAGGTCAAGCACTGGACGTGCTGGACATCCCACCCTTTACCGCAAACCTGCACGACTTTGCGCGTGTCAACTCAGAGGCTGCACACATTCTTAGACAGGCTTACTCAGAGCCTGAGCAGGAGTTTGTGTGCTCAACAGGGCTGTGCCGGTTTCGCAAGCCGCTGACGGATGAGCAGATTCTTGAAGTTGCCAGAGATCATTACAACCCGCATCAACGGGCCGAAATTTCGTTTGCCCGAGCAATCGAACGGGCACACGGAATCACAGGAGAACAAGCATGATCACCAAAAACACAGGCGGGCCAGCGTTTCCACGAACTCAATGGCCGAATGAAACAGGCATGACCCTGCGCGACTACTTCGCTGCCAAGGCGCTGACCACAATGTTTTACCCCGCCATCATGGAGTCGATCCGCACAGATGTGGATTTGGACTGCGACAGGGTTGCCGGGTTTGCGTACACGATGGCAGACGCCATGCTCAAGGTAAGGGGGCAGGAATGACCCGCGACGACATCATCCGACTGGCGCGGGAGGCTGCAACTGAAGACGGCAGCGTCAACAGAAGTGACGGCAAGAACATCGTGATCTATGCCGCAAAGACAAGCCTGTTCCTCGAACGCTTCGCCGCCCTTGTTGCCGAGCGCGACACCGCCCTGCTGCGGCAGGCGTTGGAGGCGTTGGAGTATGAGGCACGGCGTGGTAACGATGATGCATACAGATCGCTGAGAGATGCCCTAAGTGAACGACTAGGAGAGAAGACATGAGTAACGACTTTGCACCAGAGGTGCGTAACTCTGCGTGGTGGGCTTCTGACACCAGGCGTGCAGCATCAGGCTATGCCAACGAGGTCATCCTCATCAAGCAAGGAAAGATGGCACCACCAGACCTGTCACAGAACGAGGCTGTGCAGATGGGACACGTCATGGAGCCTGTTATTGGGCAACTGGCTCAGAACAAGCTCAAGGTGGAACTCAACAAGATAGAAGAGTTCCGCACACATCCCAAGCATGACTGGTTCCGCTCTCACTTCGACTTCGCAGGCACAGAAAATGGTGAGCCGATTCTTGTGGAGGCTAAGAACTACAACGCTGCTGTTCGCAATAAGTTTGACGAAAGCGGAATCATGCCTGCTGCTGATGCTGCTCAACTCGTCCATGAAGCAGCCGTACTGGGTATCCGCAAGATATATCTGGCTGTCCTATTTGGTGGTCAAGAGTTTGTCCTCATTCCTAAGCTGGTGCAGGACGCAGAGAAGGACGAGTTAATCCAGAAGATGGCAGTTCTCTGGGGCCATGTCCAGACAGGCACACAGGCTGACCCTCAAAGCACAGACGAGCTGAAGGCCATGTTCCCGGTGTCAGAAGCCATGACCCGTGTAGCCAACAAGGCTATCGAAGAATGGTGCAACGAACTCACGTACATCAAGGCTGAACTCAAGCGGCTAGAGACTCAGGAAGAGACGATCAAGACGCACATCCAGAAGTACATGGGTACACACGATAGCTTGTCTACCTTTGACGGCAAGGTGCTGGCCACCTGGAAGTCTGCCAAGCCGTCTATCAAGTTCAACACAGAGCTGTTCAAGTCCTCCATGCCGGACATCTACAAACAGTTTGAGGTTGAAGTCCCCGGAAGCAGAAGGTTTCTTATTAAATAAATGTGAGGTTCACAACATGAGCAATATCGTTCCAGTCGCAGACATAGAGCGCATGGCTACAGCAGTAGCCAAGAGCGGCTTATTCGGCATCAAGACACCTGAGCAGGGTGTAGCTCTGATGCTTATCGCACAAGCAGAAGGTATGCACCCAGCTATTGCAGCGCGGGACTACCACGTCATCCAGGGCAGGCCGGCCCTCAAGGCCGATGCCATGCTCGCCAGGTTCCAGTCCTCGGGCGGGAGGGTGGTGTGGAAGGTCTACGAGGATGCGGAAGTCACAGGCGAGTTCTCTCACCCTCAAGGTGGCACCGTCACCATCACCTGGACATTCGCACAAGCCACCAAGATCGGACTCACAGGCAAAGACAACTGGCGCAACTATCCCCGCGCCATGTTGCGTGCTCGGGTGATCTCAGAAGGTATCCGCACCGTGTATCCAGGCTGTGTCGTAGGTGTCTACACACCCGAGGAGGTCGAGGACTTCAAGGATGACAAGCCTGCCAAGCCTGCAAAGGTCAAGGATATGGGCATGGTGGAGGTTGTTGATAACGGCAAGGTCACGGTGACGATAGAAGACCCTCTGCCGCCTGACAACTCTGTGCCGCTGTTCATCCCTGGTCAGGAAGAGCCGTACTCTCACTTCGCAGATGAGGCTGACTGGATAGAAGGATACGCAGACATGATCGGGCGTATTGCCAACTCTGCCAAATTCACAGAGGAGCAGAAGAAGGTCAAGTTGGAAGACTTGAAGATCGTCAACGGAGATCAGCTCAAGAAGATGAACTCCACTTCACTGGTCAGGCTGCGCTCTGCCATCGCAAAAGTAGGAGGATTCATCGACCCAAAGTCCCACTCAGTCCTGCCTCCACAAGAGGAAGTCAGCGACTCTCAATCCTGAACCACCTGCAGTCAGGAGGCACCCTCACCGCTGTAGAAGCTCTGGAGAAGTTTGGGTGCTTCCGACTTGCAGCCAGGATAGACGAGTTCCGCAAGGCAGGACACAACATCGTTACCGAAACCATCAACCGCAACGGCAAGGAATTTGCCCGTTATCACCTGATAAAAGGAAAGTCTTATGAACAACAGCTATGAAGAACGTGCAGGCCGTGGCGTCATGTACTACGAAGAAGATCGCAAGTCTGACAAACACCCGGAGTACAAGGGTTACGTCATGCTTGAGATGGACTACAAGGCCGGAGACAAACTCAAGCTCTCTGCCTGGATTCGCAAGACCACTAAGGGCTACAACCTGATCTCTCTCAACGAAGATACCTGGGCACGCAAGAAGCGTGAGGAAGCAGCTGCGTCTGGGCCTCGTGAGGTTGAGCCTAAGTACCGTCGTGGTCGTGATGAGGACGTGCCCTTCTGATGGCTGCTAGTCTGTCACCTACACAGCGCAGCCTTGCTTACCTTCGTGAGCAGGGCTACAGAGTCGCTATCGTGGAGCACTGGAACCCTCATGCCCGTATCCGGCAGGACTTGTGGGGATGGTGTGACCTCTTAGCTATTCGCAAGAATGAGGTTCTTGCTGTGCAGGTGACAGCTTCCGGTGTGGCTGCGCGTATAAAAAAGATAGAAGAATCTGACACCATAGCAATGGTCAGAGACGCAGGCATCAGAGTCGAGGTGCACGGATGGCGCAAGAACAGCAAGGGCAGGTATGTGATGAGGATAGAGGACATCTCCTGACACTGCTATCCATGAGCCTGCAAGAGATTTACGAACTGGCCTACCGCCTGGGCTATGAAGATGGCTATAACCAGGCGTCCAGTCAGCAGGATCAGTCCGACTCTGAGTCGGCTGGTTAGGACATGGCTGGCAGACCCGTGTTGCTGACAGTCTGCTACTCCTAACCACATAAGGAATCACCATGCCTCGTAAGAAAGAACCTATCAAACCTCATGTGTTCATAGCCACACCCATGTATGGCGGGATGTGCACAGGCTTCTATACCCAGTCCATGCTGCAGGTGCCAACCATCACACGCAACGCAGGCATTGAGGTCAGCTTCTCCTTCATGTTCAACGAGAGCCTCATCCAGCGAGCCAGGAATGCACTCGTGCACGCCTTCTCCAAGCGGCCTGAGTGCACTCACCTGATGTTCATAGACGCAGACATCAAGTTCAACCCTGCCGACATCGTGTCTCTGGTCATGGCAGACAAGGACATCATCTGCGGCATCTATCCCAAGAAGGAAATCAACTGGGGGTTGGTGCACGCTTCTGCCAACGATGGTGTGCCTGCCAACGAACTGGCACGCTACACAGGTTCTATGGTGGTGAACCTGCTGGACTACCAGGGCCAGGTGGTGGTGCCTGTGGATAAACCTCTGCGTGTGGCCAACGGTGGCACAGGCTTCATGCTCATCAAACGCGAGGTGTTCACAAAGCTCAGCAAGAAGGTCAAGACCTACCGCAATGACGTGGGTGACCTGGGAGGCACCGTCAAGCCTCAAGACCTGATCTACGAATACTTCCCCGTCATGATTGAGAAGGAAAGCAACCGTCTTCTGTCAGAAGACTATGCCTTCTGCAAGATCGCTCGTGACAACAAGATAGATGTCTGGGCTGCACCGTGGGTGCAACTCGGTCATTTTGGCAGCTACCTTTTCGAAGGTGGCCTCATTCCCGCACCGTAAGGACGCAACATGAAACTAGACGTAGAACCTAACGAAGCTCAATTCCTGCTGCAAGTATTGGGTCAACTCCCAACCCAGTCAGGAGCCTTCCCGCTGCTGCAGAAGCTCGCACAGCAGGTGCAAGCACAACAACCTCAGCAGCCTCCTGCTGAGCCTACGGTGCAGTAATCAACGCTTGTGCGCCCTGGCGTTGCGAGCAGTCTTCTTGCTGTCGATAAACGCCTGGCGGGTGGGGTAACCTTCCTGACCAGGCCGTTTAGGAGGAAGGCCAGCAGCTCTGCGCTTGTTGATGTTGTAGTACAGGCCACGCTTCTCGGGTGGTGTCATCGGCATTTCCATCTCCTCATGCTGGCTTTCGCACGCTCAGAGTTCTTGCTCTTGCGTACTACACCAGCCATACGGGCACAAAAGGATTTCTTCCTCGCGGCGTCTTTCTTGGTGCGTGGGTTGGGAGCAGGAGCCTTGAGGTTGCTGCCTGTCTCACGGTTGTACTTGGCTCTGCCCTTGGCTGTCAAGCCTGCACCCTGAGATACCGGCAACTTCTCGCCACGGCCTACGCTCAGGCTTGGATTGTCCTTGCTCATAAGAATGAAGCCTCCGCGACTCTGCGCCTGGTCAGACCCGGCAGCACCCTGCCTGCAGCCTTGTTCCACTTCACAATCTCTTCCTTCGCACCTTCCCAATCCTTGGCATTGACTCGCTTGCGAAGGGTTGAAATCCTGTAATTCCCTAGCCCACAGTTGTAAGCGAAACTGAGGATGGCTGCAAGCCTCCTGTCTGGCTCCTGCAGCAGTCCTGGTGATAGTTGCAGCACTCCATGACAGAAATACTCCAGGTGCTCCGTCAATGCTTGCTCAGCCTGCTGAAGACTCCATACAGTGCCCACTCGAATATCTTTACCAGTAGCACCGTAGCCAATAGTCCAAGGCTCCCCACCAGTACCAGGATCAGGATAGGCAGTGCAATCACCATTTGGCAAACGCCGAGCATATCCCTCGAAAGGTTTGACCAATGCATTCGCACAAATTTGGAGGGCATCTGAGATCACTTCTGGTATTTCTCTATGCTGCGTCCGACAAACCAGAACGTTAAGCACATATTGAGCATGGCAAAGTCATCAGCATCCCAGACTCGGGTGATGACTTCTGTCCAGTGCCCTCCCGTCTGGAAGGCCATGACCATAGCTGCAGCCTTGACAGCTGCGTACATGAAGAACAACGCCCAGGTAATCCCAGGCCGCACAAGAGCAGAGATGGCAGACACCACCCAGCCAGCTTCCTTAGCCGTCTGAGCTTGGTCTTTGAAGGCTTCCTTGATGGTGTCGAGCTGCTGGACGGAGAAGTCCACATACTTCTCTTCCATCTTGAACTGCCCGCGCATCTTTTCCAGGTCTGTCTGGAGGGTGAACATGGCCAGCTCATGCTTGCGCTCGTTGCCCTTGTCCAAGAACTTGAGCACCTCTGGTGCCAGACGGAACAGGCCACCAAAGATGCTGCCGAGCAATCCACCACCAAGAATCTCAAACATCACTTGTTCCCCTTGGCGATGCGCTCACGCTCTTCAAGCAGCCTGACCTTAACCTGCAACTCATTGATGTGGGCCATCAGTTGCTCTTTCTGAATCTGCCTGCGCTCTGCGCTGATCGGGCTGTCGGTTGGCACGCCTTCCTTGGTAATGAGGGCAGGCATCTGTCCCTCTATCTTTGTCAGACGCTCAGAGAAGGATGCAACCTGTCCCAGCAGCCAAGCAAGTGCAGCCACCACGATAGGGATGACTGCCTTGAGTACGTCTGACCATGCCATGCTACATACCTATGAGCTTCTTGACGAACATGGCTGCAACGCCTGGGCCTAGCAAGACAGCAGCGATGGTGATGTAGAGCAGGTATTCAATCCGGCTCATGCGCCTGCTACCTTCCTCTAGCCTGTTCTCAATGCCTTCATAGCGTTGAGCACAGATGGCTTCATGCACAGATAGTCGAGTTTCCACGGTTTCCTCGGCCATGACTCACAAGCCTTCCCC